TTACTTTTCTAATTCTGATTTAGATTCAGAAGTGTAAGGACGATATGTTTTATTCTCCGAACGGCTGCTTTTGAGAGTATTTATTTCATTTTCTAAAAGCTTCTTATTTTCTTTTAGAAGTTCTATTTGATCTTTAAGCGCAACATTTATTTCCTGATAAACTGAAGGTTCTTTCTCACTTTTCCTGCCTGATACAATATAATCTATGCTTTCATTTAGTATTTTACTTATTTGCATTACCTGTAAAAGTGTTGGCATAAGTTTACTGCTTTCAATCTTACTATATTGACTGGGATCCATTTCTAAAATTTCTGCAATATCTTTTTGTTTAAGATCTTTCGATAATCTTAGATCTTTAATTCTATCACCTATTGCAATGTCAATTATGGTAGGAGTATCTGTTGATTCTTCATTTTGTTTTCTTTTCAACATTTCTCCTTTTCCCGTTAATAGCCAGTTAGCATCAATTTCTACACATCTTGTGTAAATTAAATCGTAATCCATGCTATTTCTAGCCTTCCAATTTGACAATGTCTGTGGTTTTACACCAAGAAAATGTGCAAAATCGGTATCAGATTTAATATTATAGTACGATTTTATTTCATTTAAAATCAGCGACTTATCCATTTTGTTAAACAATTTGTGTAAAATATTTTCTTAAATAAACAATTTGTGTATATATTTGTTTCATAATTAAAACAAAGAAAACAATGGACAAACCTACAAAAAAAAGACAGACTTACAATACGGCTGTTGTAAAAGCTTTAGCGGAGGAGTTTGAGGTATCAACATATTTTGTTAGAGAGTGCATTAGAAAGCAAAAGCATAGTCGCACAGCTCAAAATATTGAAAAAAAATACCATGAGATGGCTAACGCTACCCTTCAAAAAATTAGAGAATTTAAAAATAAATAACATGAAGATCTATTCTAAAAACAGAGTGACATTCTATGTATTAGATTCTGATATCGTTGAAGTCCGTACCACTCATTTACTATTTGGAGGATTGTTTATGTGGACAACCTCAAAAACTTTTGATAATAAAATTCAATAAGTTATGCCACAATTCTGGAATGAATCTAATAAAATAGCCGTTCTGGTTGATGAGCTGGTCCCATACTATTGGAGCAGTCAAAATGTATTATCCAAGGCAATAAGTCAAAATCGTAATAATGTGTATGGTGTAAAAGCCTTACAAAATGGAGGTGGTAAAAACAGAAAGCTTATAGTTGATTTTGACAGCCTTCCTACACATATACAGAAGGAACTTGGAGATCCGCGCCTATTGGAGCATAATCTATTGTATTTCTACAAGACCGATGCAATAGCTGTTGATTTCTATACGTCGTTTCGTCGTCCTGATGGATTATATATGAGACCTGAGGAACAGCAAAGATACATCACTAATGCCAGCGTATTAATAAGCTTATTGCATTTGCGTTCAAGACATGCAGCGGAGCGTATTAAGACAGGAATGTCACTAAGAGGTATTTACAACTTTTTATGTGAAGAAAGTAAAACGTTCAATCCTATTCTGTTAGAGAAATTTAAGCTAGAGCACAATATCCCAACGCATCCAACCAGATTTAAAGAGACTTTAAATGCGTTTGAAACTCCATTTAATTATGGAGACCGAGAGTGGCCATATAACTTCTTTTCTTTAATTAAAGATGCTGAGGGTAAGCGGAAGCAAAATCCAATAAAGGTAGATGATGCAGTAAATACAATTTTAAACGGATTGTTTAAAACAATTGGACACAAACCTACACCAACGGAGATCTATCGTACTTATGATGCTTTTCTTTCAGGATACGCATTGGTTTATAATGAAGATACCGCAGAAATATACGATCCAAAAGAATATCCAAAGCTTTCTGAGCGTACGGTTTCTAATTGGCTGGCTAAATGGGAAAATAAAGCAGCAACTTATAAGAGCAGATCCGGAGATCGTCAGCAATATATGAATCAATTTGTTATTCACCATCAGTTGGAGCGTCCAACATTTGCCGGATCCTTAATATCAATTGATGATAGACAACCACCGTTTAAAGATCTTTCAGGAGAAAGAGTATGGTTTTACAATGGTTTAGACGTTGCTTCCGGATGTATAACGGTTTTTGTATACGGAAAATCAAAAGAAGGTATTATCAAAGAGTTTTACCGCCAAATGCTTAGAAACTATACTGAATGGGGCATAAATCTACCTGATGGACTAGAGGCTGAAATGTCGTTAAATAGCAGTTTTGTAGATACCTTTTTAAAAGAAGGTAACATGTTCCAAAATGTAAGAATAGAAGCAAATAATGCACGTGGTAAGCGTATAGAAAGAGATAACGGTATTCTTCGTTACGGTATTGAAAAGGAACGTGAGGGCTGGATCGCTAGACCAACTGCTAAAAGTGAAGCCAACCAGTCAGGACCAGATAAAGTTCCAAAAATCCCTTATGAACAAATTATTGAAGGTGCTATAGAAGATATCTACACTCTTAATAATTCGCCTCATATGGAGGAAACAGAAAAGACACGCTGGGAATATTTCTTAGAAATGCAACACCCGGAATTAAGGCCAACCAATTGGCAGACCATCCTTCCATATTTAGGATATCCACAGGAAACATCTTGTAATGGTGGTTATATAAATCTACAAGGGAAGAAAAGAGCTATTGCTATGAATGGCGAGATCTGCCGAGGTGATGAGCTTATCAATGCTCTTAAAGTAGTTGAAGGAAAAGAGCTGATGGTCTACTGGATTGATGATAACAGAGGAAAAGTTTTAAAGGCTTTAGCTTTCTATGATGGCCGTTTTATCTGTGAAGTTCAGGAAATGCCACGATACAACAGAGCTGTTATTGAACGTACAGAAGACGATAAAAAAGCCAGAGAGATCCAAAGCGCTTATGTGATGACTGTTGAGAGCTTTATCCGTAAACAGGAAAAGGCATTACAGAGTATCAATGTTATCAAGCAACGGAAGCCAGCTCCTAAAAATAGCTTCTTTATTCCAGGAATTGACGTCAGAACTTTTCAGACTTCGGATCCTGAGACGGTAGAAACCATAGAACAGCCAGATGATAATATACCGCATGCCGCACCATCAGTAAGCTGGCAGAACTCATTTTTTAAATAAATCATAAAAACCAATCAACATGCAATTAACTACAGAATATAAATTACAAGTCAGAGAAGCTTTATTAGCTAATCGTGATAATTATGCCGGTCCTGATGGCAATTACGCCAAAACCTTCGGATTGACGGCTACAAAATACAGTAGAATTTCTACAGGCAAAATTGAGAAACTTCTTTCAGATTCTGAATGGCTTCAATTAGGTAGACTACTGGAAGTTGGATCCCGAAAATCAGGCTGGAAAATCGTTCGTACAAAAGTGTATGAAAATATTGAGGCCAGTATTACTTTCTGCCAGCACTATAGTAATTCCATGATGCTTGTAGATGACTGTGGTATAGGTAAAACATTTTGTTCTAAAAGTATTGTAAAAACGCTGAAAAATGCATTCTACGTTGACTGTTCACAAGCAAAAAGTAAGCAAGCCTTTGTTCGTCTTCTGGCAAAAACTATCGGAATTGACAGCAAGGGTAAATACTTAGACGTGAAGGCTAATATGAAATATTATTTAAATCAAATCGATCATCCTGTAATTGTGTTGGATGAAGCCGGAGACCTTGAATATACAGCCTTTTTAGAATTAAAAGAGCTTTGGAATGCTACTGATGGTTTTTGCGGATGGTATATGATGGGGGCTGATGGTCTTCGTGCAAAAGTAGAACGTGGCATCAATGGGAAAAAGGTTGGTTACGCTGAAATATTCAGTCGTTTTTCTGATGAGTTCGTAAAGCTTACACCGAGCGGTGTGGATGATAAAAAAGCGTTCCGTCATGAGCTTTTAACACAGGTTGCCACGGCAAACCATACCGGAAACAAGCCTGTTGAACAATTAGTGTTACAGTGCATGAAGAAAGAAACAACCCTGAGACATCTAGATACACTAATTAAAATCAGCGCTTAATGAGAACGTATACTGTAAAAAACATCCTCACTAGAAAAATAAAAATACTGGTCCTTACAGGAATCTGGCTGGCGGTATTTGGACGCCCGGAACGATCCGGCAAAATGTGGCTGATCTATGGAGCTGAGAAAAACGGGAAAACATGGTTTTCTGTGTTATTAGCAAAATACCTGAGTGAATCGGAAAAGGTTTTATACATCAGTGCAGAGGAAGGAATTGGACAAAGTTTTCAAGATGTTCTTACCAGGGCAAATGTAGATATCAGTAATAAAAAGTTTCAGGCTTACGAATACGTACCTATGGAAGATCTCAGAGCTCATTTAAGCCGTCGTTACGCTCCCAAAATAGTTTTTATAGATAATGTAACGGTTTATCAGGAAGAGTTGAAAAATGGAGGCGTTCAGCTCCTTATAAAGGAGAATCCGGATAAGCTTTTCATATTCGTTGCACACGAAGACCGTGGCGAACCTTATACAGCCACTGCAAAAATGATTAAAAGGCTTGCTGATAGAATTGTTCGGGTTCAGGGACTTGTTGCTACGGTAGGCGGTCGATTGGACGGTAAACAATACGTAATAGATGAGCAGAAGGCAATGCTGATACACGGCTCAGAGATAAGTAAACAATAAAAATTTTCACAATAATGGACTTACAAAATCAAAAATTCCGAAAAGTAACCATCGGCGCAATCGGTTACACTGATCATTATTACGATAATCTGATACACAAATTTTTTGTGACCTGGTGTGAGGCAATGGCGATCCGGTTTTATCACAATGACAGAGATCTGATAAATAGTGAAGCTTTGTGGAAATACTATCGTAACCAGTGGGGCTTATTGGTAGAGCGCCGTTTTGTTCGGGAATACTCAGGATATCTAACCAAAGATATAGAAGACAGCCGGGAGATCTATTACAAACAGATCTGTGATTATGCTTACGAGCTGGAGGATTATTACCCTGCATCCCTATTAAAAGAAAAAACACTACAAAAACCAAAACTAGAATTTAATCTTAACTAAATATTATGACACAAGAATTAATAGATCAGGTAACTGCCGTTATGCAAAAGCTTTCAGATGCTAAATATCCTGCAATATTTATCACTGATGATGGCGAAAAGGCTCATGTACTAAAAAATTGTAATGCTAAATCAACTAGTATGTTGTTTATCAATCATGTTTTAGCTACCGAGGAAATGCAAGAAACATTTTTGACAGAAATGGAAAAGCTTTCAGAACGCTCAGATTTAGAAGAAACAGAAAATTAAAATTAACCCATAAAAATTATAGAAATGAACAATTTAAAAGAATTATTTACAGAAGAGGATTTTAAAATGCTTAATGAAGCAGTAGACAGTATTTCCAAAGCAGATTTCGGAATGTTTATGATGTCAGAAATGCTTTTTTCAGGATTTAGTAAAGATAAAGATCCTGAGGCTAGAGAAAAAGAGCGTGATGAGCGTATGGCAAAACAACAGGCTGAACAAAACCAAAAGGAAGAAAAGGCATTGAAACTGAAATTTAAATTATTACAACTGAAAGAATTCATTTTTCAATCCGAAATGCCTCCTTTTCCTCCCCTAAGCTCAACATTTAAAGAGCGTCTGCAGGAAAAAACCATTGAAGAGTTGAACCCGGCGTACTACAACAGAACTAATCCACTTAAATAAACTAAAAAACCATGTCAGAAGTAAAACAGTACACAACAGAAGAATTAGAAGCTTTATTAGCTGAGAGAAAGCAGCAGGAAGCAAAAGAACGTGAGGACAATCGAATAGCCTATGAGGAATTAAGAGCTGAAACAGTAAAGGATCTGTTTCCAGAAGCTGAGGAAATCGGGCTGCATTTAACCAGATTCCGGGATAAGGCATTTACACTAATGTATAAACTGTATGAAGTACTACAGTCATATAGTAAGCGTCACAAGGACGGAAAAGGATCCTGCACGATAGAGGTTGATGATATGAAAATCATTCTTAAAAAACAGGGAAAAGGAACCTTTGACGAACGTTCAAATCAGGCTGAACAACATATTATAGACTTTATCAATAATAAATTCGGAGGTGATGCCGATACACGTGATTTTATCATGCTGTGTCTGGAGAGGAAAAACGGAGCTTTAGACATTGATCAGGTGCAGAAGCTTTATAGTATGGAAGATCGTTTCGATGATCCGAATTGGAAGGAAGGAATTAAGTTATTAAAAGAATCCTATAGCTATAAACACTCAAAAGATTATATCCGCTTTGAACGCCGAAATCGAAACGGACAATGGATTCCTATAATATTGAATTTCTCTTATGCTTCTTGATAACGTAGCATTAGCATTAATAGGCGGTATAGCCGTCACCATTATAGGTTTTGTATTCGGCGTAACAATAGGAGCCTATTTTTTTAAAGATAAAAATTAGATATGAGCACAATAACCACTAGGCAGATTACACAGCTACAAACCATTTGTAGCGCAAAATTTAGAAATCGTGAGGAAAGATTGGAAATGCTTTCCGAAATGGTCGGATCTCCGATAACATCAATAAAGGATCTAACCGAATTGCAGGCTGATGAATTGATTTACTTTTTCAACACTGGTAAAAATATGGATCATAGCAGTTATGCGCTTTTTGACCATAAAAACAACCAACACAGGACAATTCTTAGCCATTGCCATACTCTGGGTTGGGTTAATCCAAATAATCCGCGGTTTGTAGATCTTAATCGGCTTGGTGGTTGGCTCAAATCTGAAAGATCTCCTGTAAAGAAGCCACTTAAACAAATGACAAAGCAGGAATTATCAAAAATTATTGTCGCATTAGAAAACATAACTAAATCTAAATTCAAATGAAAACAGAAAACACAGGCGTTGGCCTATTCACGGTAATTGCAATAGTATTTATTGTACTGAAACTAACAAAAACAATAGACTGGTCATGGTGGTGGGTTTTAGCTCCTATCTGGGGACCGTTGGGATTCTTCCTTATGTTCTTCCTGATTATAGCCATTATCGGTGGTACGATCTCACTATTTGCAACTAAGAAAAGAAGAAAATAAAAATTTCAATTATAAAATAGATATCATGAACGAATTAAAAATTCAAATTCCTGAAGGCTTCCAGATTGGAGCTTTCGACAAAGTTACAGGTGTAGTAAAATTCGAAGCTAAACCAAAAGACATTAAAGAACGTATTAAGACTTTTAATGATGTGCTGAATTATCACAGTATAGAACCACAAACCTTTTCAATGGAATGTCTTAGCCTAACAGATGATGAAATTGCATATAAACAGATAAAACTGATTGCATCAGCATTAAATGAAGGTTGGACACCAGATTGGAATGATCATAATCAGACTAAATATTATCCATGGTTTAGAATGGGTTCTTCGTCTGGCGGGTTCTCGTCCGTCGGCTGCGATTACGGTCACTCGCATTCGGCTGTCGGCTCTCGCCTTTGCTACAAGAGCAGTGAGCTTGCAAAATATGCCGGAACTCAGTTTATAAGTATCTATAAGAAATTCACAACCCTTTAAAAAACAGTTATTATGAACGAATTAAAAATTGAAATCCCGGAAGGGTACAAAATTGACACTTTTGATAAAGCGACAGGTGTTGTAAAGTTTGCTGAAAAGCCTAAGGATATCAAAGACAGAGTAAAAAGTTTCGAAGATGCTTGTGATGTTTTAGGAATTACTCCACAAAACCCAGATTTAGAAACTATTCCTACTAAATTACAAAAACCACTATTCGCACATTACAAGCTATGCATTATTGCTATGGCTTTAAATGAAGGATGGGAACCTGACTGGGATAATGACGACGAGTATAAGTATCACCCTTATTTTGATATGGAAGGTTCTTCGTCTGGCGGGTTCTCGTTCGTCGACTGCGCTTGCGTTTACTCGGCTTCGTGTGTCGGCTCTCGCCTTTGCTTTAAAAGCAGGGATTTAGCAGAATATGCAGGAAAACAGTTTGAAACCATTTACAGAGAATATTTTGTAATTGAATAATTGAAAATAAAGGTTGTGCAGTGTGTTGCTGTAGTTCTTCGTCTGGCAGGTTCTCGTACAACGACTACGATTACGATAACTCGAATTCGAATGTCAGCTCTCACCTATGTTATTTAACACTGCAAACCATGCCTCTTGGCAAAAAACAACTCACTTTCCAAAAGGCGTTGGTAGGATTTCCGAAAACGACTTTTTTAAAAGCAAAGGCAAAATGAAAAGATTAAACAATCTATACGAGAAAATTATCAGCATCGAAAATTTGATGCTTGCTGATGAAAAAGCCCAGAAAGGAAAGGCTAACAGATACGGCATTATGCTGCATAATAAGAATAAAGAAAATAATATTATGAAGCTTAACACCCAGTTACGTATGAAAAGCTATAAAACATCTGAATACTCAGTGTTTAAAGTGTATGAACCAAAAGAGCGTGAAGTATACCGTCTGCCGTTCTTCCCTGATAGAATTACACATCATGCAGTAATGAACATCTTAGAGCCGATATTCGTTTCAACTTTTACTGCTGACTCTTATAGCTGTATAAAAGGAAAAGGTATTCATGCAGCTTCTTTTGCAGTACGCAAAGCTTTAAAAAATGTCGAAAAAACTACCTATTGTCTAAAATTGGATGTTGAAAAATTTTATCCAAACATTGACCACGAAATACTAAAAACATTACTACGAAGAAAATTTAAAGATACTGATCTGCTTTGGTTGCTGGATGAAATTATAGATAGTGCGCCGGGGCTTCCTATTGGTAACTATTTAAGTCAGTTTTTAGCAAATTTTTACTTAACCTATTTCGATCACTGGATCAAAGAACAAAAATCAGTAAAGTATTATTTCAGGTATGCAGATGATCTGGTTATTTTATCTGATAGTAAAGAATATCTGCATCAGCTTTTAAAAGAAATTGAAACCTACTTTAAAGAGCGTTTAAAATTAACAGTAAAAAATAACTGGCAAGTATTTCCAGTATCAAAACGAGGAATTGACTTTGTAGGCTACAAACATTATCACACACATGTTTTACTACGTAAATCAATCAAAAAACGTTTTGCCCGAATGCTCAAAAAAAGACCAAACAAAGCTTCAATTGCTTCTTATAAAGGTTGGACAAAGCATTGTGATTCAAAAAACTTACTTAAAAAACTGGGATGTTCAACTTTAGCGAATTAGGAATAAAACCAAAAGAAAGCACCTTCATAGGTGATAAAATAAGCATAGATAAAATTATAAACACTGAAATACTGATACTTGATTATAAAGTGGAGCCGTCGAAGGTAAAGCCCGGAACAGAGCTTCTCACTTTGCAAATAGAAAGAAAAGGCGATAAAAATATACTCTTTTGCGGATCAGCAAATTTAATATTCATGATTAGGCAGGTTCCTAAAGACAAATTTCCTTTTAAAACAACAATTATTAAACAAGATAGAAGGCTTGAATTCACTTAATAAAAGAAAATATGAATAGTAGAGAATTGAAGGCAAAGATGGAAGGTAAAATTTTGCTTCCTATGGACAATGGTAAGCTGGTTGTGCTCAACAACTGTATGGCTTCACTGGATGGATTAACCTTTAGCGGTATAGGTAGGCAGTTAAAAACGTCTGTTTCTATCTGCTGGGATCTTAGAACTGAACTGCTACAGAAAGCAATTAAAACAAGGCAAAAAGACAAATCTTTTATATTAAAGCTGGCATACTACAAAGCTGACGCTTTATATCGCTTCCTGACTGATTTTGAAATTTATTTCCCGGATTCTTTTGGACCGTATGAAAATAACACTGTTATGCAATTAAAAAACGAACTACACCAACAATTACAATGAAAAATTATGTAGCATTACACAAAAAGAGTGATCATAAGATCTATTTGAGTTATGATACATTCGGCGTTTTGGTGAAATTGGAGTTTTCTGGAGAACGCTGGAAAGAGTCAACAATTGACTGGATATTTAAACCAGGAAGGATCCCATTAACAGAATCTGATATTTGGACCAGGATTGAAAATAAAACTTTAGAGTTTACTTATATGGAAATTCCTACAGATTTGAGCTTTTCAAACTTCTGGAATCTGTTTGCATACAAAAAGGGAAAGATACCAGGTGCGCAGCGTTACTGGGAAAGACTTACAGATGCAGAAAAAATTGAAGCTTTATTATACATTCCAAAGCTGCATACTCAAAAGAAGGCTGACGGAACTGCAATGCCTTATCCTCAATCATATATTTCTGGTAAATACTGGCTAGCAGATAAAATTTAGTATAAATACATATTTGGTTATGAGAATTACAATTAGTACTTCGGAATACAATAAACTTATTTCCATTGCCCGAAGCAAATTTCCAAATTGTTATGAAGATGTTGTACACGATGCTGTTCTTTTGGAATTAGATTTTAAAGGCTGTTTAAGTAAAATTAAAGGTTTTAGTTATAGTTATCGAACAGTTAAAGAAGTTGACTTAACTAATAATTATCAAGAAAAAGTATGTACAAAATGTAATAAGTGTTTACCAATAGCATTTTTTGCATTGAAAGAATCCAGAAATGTTATTTATACTAGAAATGTTTGCAAAACATGTATTAATATACAACAAAAAGAATGGAGAAATAACAATCCAGAAAAATTCAAAAAAAGCAGGCGTGCTTATGATGAAAGAAACAAGGAACAAAAAAGGGCACGCAATAAAAAGTGGGAAGACAAAAACCGTGATTACAGAAAGGAATATATGAGACAATGGTATGTTAAAAATAAAAAGAAGAAAGATGAATATACAGTTCAGTATTTGGCAAAGAAAAAACTTGAAAAATTAACTTTAAAACAGATTTAAATGGAACATAAATTAACCTATCAGAGAAAGAGACAATGAAAATAAACTGCCACGAGTATAGTTTTAATGAGGTAAAAGAGGCACTGGAAAGAAAAGGCTATAATATTGTTTATGTTGTATCACATCCGGACAAACGAGGTAATATAGAAACTAATTATTTCGCTTTACTTCCGGGAGAGGAGCCGGAACCATGTACTAAAATGGAATCAGTTGCTTTAAAATTATTTCATAAGAAACCACCTTTAGAGTAGCATAGAATAAAATTTTAAATCGTGTTACGGATATCCGTAATGAATAAAAAAAATACAGGATTATTTTTGTATCAGAAAATGAAGGAGATTAAGTTTAACATGTGGATGAAATTTAAAATTGGCATGGCCTCGGTTTTATTTGTTTGCCGGGGCTTTTTTACTTAACAAATATTAATAGAAAAAATGGAAGAAATTAGAGTAACTAAAAGAAATGGATTTTTTAAGGATATTTTTAAAAAGATATCATCAACAAACCTTAAGCAGATAATAGATTATAATGTGAAAGTCGATGGAGAACAGACAACAGTTGTTTTTTCACCTCAAAAGAAATCTAATATTGATCAGGAAGCCTTTAATAATATGATATCTCAACTTATTAAGGAATAGGCTATTTGTATGTAGGCTTTTTACTTATATTTGAAATATGAAAAGATTCTTATACATATTTATTTTATTATCTGGCTTAATTTTCGGTCAAGAGAAAACAATTTTCAGACAGATAACCTATAATGACGTTGTTCATCAATTTAATAAGGTACTTCATTTAAAAAATGAAAACTTAGATCAGAATCTTGATAGATGTCAGTATATCATTGCAGAATCTAAAAAAAAAGGGGATAATAATACTGCTTTAGCTTTTGCTTTATATTATAAAGCTTTAAAAGAAGCCAAAATAAAAGCGAATAATGAACAACCTTTCTTTACCATTTATAAAGCTGATAGTAATTATGAGTTTTATAATTCTGAAAACAAATTTATTGGCAGGATGTATAAAGAGAAGCTAGAAGAACAAATAGATATTAATGGAGATAATCCTAATACATATCTTGAAAATTATTTCTATATGATTTCAGATGAATAAAAATGGTAGCGACATTATTGTCGCTACCATTTTTGTTTATAAGCGTTGTAAAAATGGAAATAATTTCCTTATTTTGCATTGTAACATGGCTAAAACATTACAACGCAATACTTTACTCCGCTATAAATTGATAAAAGATTTATACCTGGAACATAAAACTGAGGATATTCCTGACACAAAGGTTCTCAGACGCCATATTTATCCTAAATACCCAATCAGCAGAAGCACTTTAAATACTATTCTCAGCACACCTATTGAAAAGCAGTTAGCGGAAATAAATGCTAACAATTGTGGAGTCCAATAGTATATACAATTCTTTTTTCCTGTATTCCGTCGTCCCTTGTAACTGATTGAAAAGAAGCCCTTGTCATTCCGCCGGCATTATTAACAGGTTTAAAGCCCTGTATTACTTGATGTACCTTTTCAATAAGTCCCCAAATTTTAAAAGCGTTCTTTTTCTGGCCAATAGGAGCATTAAAACTGGTATTACTAAGCTTTATATTAGCTACAGTTATTTCGATTGAAATGACGCCTTCCTGTCGGTTTGTGGGGGTTAATCGAATATCTTTCCCATTGTTAGAAAATTGTCCGGCTGAAATATCAACTAAAGCACATGGCCAGCTTACCGGGCATTCAATACCATATAGCTGTAATTGTCCCCAATTTTCGTCCTTATGTATGAGCTCTGGAACTTCATTCAGCTTGTTAATAATCGCTGTTATTATTTCGTCCATAATTAACGTTGTTTAAGGTTATTATTTATAAAATTATTCATAGCCGGAAGATGTGAATCCACGACTTTCTGAATGATTTCGTTTATTCTGGGATGTGGTCCTATTACCCGCCTTGCCGGAATTTTTATTTTTTTGCCTATTGGCATTAATGCCAAAGCTTTAAACTGCTCAGCTTCGATACTTAGATGGGCATTCTTTTTCGTTTTAGCTACAGCTTTAGTTTTGATATTATAGGTTATTCCTCCGGTTGCCTGATAATACATTGCCCAGAAATATTTTTTCATTCTGGCAGTTACAGTAATCTCACCACCTTCGTTCTGAATGGATGCATAAGGCATAGAATTGGAGAACGCAATTTTTTCACCTTCAATCCTGGCACGATATCCACGGCGCAAATTATTACTTCGTGCCATCATGGATCCTTTTCTATTAACTAAAATATTAGATGGCCACTTCTTGTCAAAAAAAGCCTTTCGCTCGAAGTTTCTATCAAACTCCTCCATCACCTCGGTTTTAACATCCTTAATGATATTCTGATGAAATTCTTTTAGATCCATTGCTATATAAAAATAAGTTGTAATTTTGCTTTTATGGAAAATAGTTCCACATATAAAAATTTAGATCTCCGGAAAGTAACTGTATATGATATCGCAGAATTGTTCCCGGATAAGCCTGTTATTTTTGTTTCGTCAGATAATGACCTATCAGATGAACAGGAACGGATTCTGTATCTATATACTTTTGCAGACTACTATAAAATAGAAGATCTAAAGTCCAAACTGGAATCTTTGTTTAAAACTGAACTACTCTCTTTGTCTTAAGAGATCAGTATTACCATCCAATAATTGCTGAAATTTGTCATTGTCATATTGCTTTCCGTAATTAATGAAAGCTCTGATCGTGCTGTCTTTAATTTCATACTTACTATGTTCTTTTATGGCTTTTACAAGTCCGGTCATCTGATTATCATAACGGCCTTCAATTAGATGTTCCTTTACGGTATTTAGCACCTTATTAGGATCCGAATCAGACCACTTTATAATCTTATCATAGTTCACAACCATTTTATTATAACCGGTATTATCCCGGTTATCTACAAGCTCTTTGTTTTGAAGTTCACCACCTATTTTTTTCATAAACTCCGGCAGTGTTTTTCTTGATACAAATTCATTTGCAAGCTCCATAGTTTTGGTTGTGTCTTTAGTCAATCTCATCATACCAGGCTTATTGGCATTATGCCAAATTTCATGGTGTAAAGTGGATATCGCTTTTTCCTGGTCAAAGGTTGTTTTTTCTCCTTTTTTAATATTGTTGATTCCTTCGATAATCGGCTTAATGATATCCGGTTTTAGGGCAATCATTCCGTTTAGATCCGTAAATCCGTTAACGCTTTTTTGCCTTGTTACCTTGATTTCTTTAAAGCCACGCTGGAACATTTCTGAGTTATTGGAAGCAAAATTTTCAAAATGCTGGCTGAGATCTTTCACTGTTTTTAGAGGCTTGTCATCTAAAGCCTGTTTAACAGTATCAGCGCCTTTCACTTTATTATATGGATGCTTTGGCGGAAAAACTTTTTGTTCTGCACCAGGATTAAACCTGAACATCTCTAATCTGTTTTTTCCATCCTTACCTATTTGAGTTGTTGCAGATTCTCCTTTTTTAAGTGCTTTTTCAGAATCGGAAACCTCATATTTCGCTTTCAATACTTCAACTGCTGTACAACGACAACGCCAACCATTTGGAGGATAATAAGACAACCAAAACGGATCATCTATTGGCAGCGTAGTATCTTGCAAAACGGCATGCTCCGCCCTTACTCTGTCGTCATTTGCAGTCCGATATTGCAGATTATACCGTCCGTCCGGATCTAATTCCGCCCAATTGGCGGCACTCTGAGAACTGCTAACAGCAAATTGATATTCAGCTTCGAGATAAGTTTGGTTATAAGCTATATTAACCTTGTTAAACTCGTTTGCAAAGCTGTCAAATCCTCGTATTTGCCCTTTGTCATCACGCAGCATGCTAGAAGCTTCCAGTAATTGAGCATGTGTTTTAAGCCCTGAGAATACAAAACTATCATTCTGTAATTTTGCAAGCATTGCCGGCGGAATATCATTATCTTTTATTGCTGAGTCAAAAACTTTTACAGTTTCATTAATCAGATTCTGATATGGTTTATCCTTTATATCTTCTGCTTTATAACCTCCTTTCTCGTGAAGGTGTTTAAATGCTTTTTCAGCAGCATTTAAAACAGATTTAAAAACAGGATTTTCCTCTCCGGATGCCAGGTTGATTTTTCCAGCTTTACATCTATCGCAATTACACTCATAAAGTGAATTTAATCGCATGTGTAAACCGCTGAAATATATTTTCGGACTGACAAATAACGGCCTATTGCCAGCCCTTAATTGAAAAAACTTTCTGCTATATTAAATTGTCCGTTACCTGCCTGTAAAGGGTTGTTTTCTCTTTTCCCGGTAATAGCAATTCCGAATTTTTCTTTTACCCACTCCGGATCCACTTCATAATATTGAAGTGCCTGCATGGTTCTGGCCCATAGTTCTGAAAGATCCTCTGATATTTCCCAGGCAAAAATATAATCAGCCGGTACAATACCAATACGAGCCAAAGCCGGCATTACTTTGGTATTCATGTACATTTCAACGAGTGCCATGTCCGCCAATACTAATTTTTCAAGCATTTTCTGACTTGCCTCATCTTTGGATCTGGATCCGTTCTTAGTGTCCTGACCTATAATAGCTCCGGACATTAATAGTGTATTTTGATTGTCGCAGAAAGTAAGTAGGTTATGATAGACATCACCATTGGTTGTAACTCCTTTAGCCCATTCAAATTCCTCTGTCGTATCGATAATAAACCATGCAGCAGATCCCATATCCTGCATCATTTTTTTACCTCTTGCAACCGCTGCCGGATCCTGAGCATCTGTTTTGTATACCCGTGGAGGTATTCCATAAATTTCGCAGAGTTCAGACCAGCATGATTGTGCAAAACGCTTAAATAAAGCATGTGGAATGGCTTTGCTTAGTAAACCTAATTCACCAGGATTGCCAAATTCTAAAAGCCATGTCCCAAACTCCGGGAGCTCTCTATAATTTATGCCTTTATCCTCATTATAATCCGGAACAAATTTCCCTTTTTTGGCAATAATGTTCTGACGCGGTAATAAATTCACTTTCAGTTGTGGTTCGTTCTGTCCTTCCTGGACCCAATCCAATTCAACTACAGAATGTCCGTAGAATCTTGTATTAATAATTTGCTTAATAAGCTCATTGAATAGCTCAGAATTTTGCAACGTTTCTGTTAGTTCCGGATCTATATCACCCCCTCTTTTTTTTAGGTTAAAAGAGGATCCCAAAGAATCCTGAATACGGTTTTCAATCTGAGAGGTCAATAAAGCATCATCCAATATATAATCATAAAGGTTATATATCAGGTATGAAATAGGATTGTCGGCATTTTTAAAACTATTTAATGCAGCTTTATATTTAGCTATATCCTGCCTGGTCTGTGATATTGATTTATCTACAAGCTGAGGATAGAGCTTGGAGCCTACAGAACTTTTTTTGCCTTGTGCCTGAGCTCCGGCAAGCTTATTTTTATTATACGGTTTTTGGTAGTTATTACGGTAATTTCTGGACATGGTTATTTTTTTGAATATGCTTTGAAATAAACAGAATCACTTACAAGACTTCTGTTTTCTATCTCGTGTTTATGGAATACTGGAAAACCTAAAACATCAACTCCAATCTGAAAAACAATTGTTTTAAAAAACTTTTTCATTGTTAAATATTATTCGTGTATGAATTTTTCCCGGCTTCCATAGATAAATGGATCGGTCTCGTTGGGTTCAGTGCCCGGATCCGTTGGATCTACTAGTGCAGGCAAAGTATCTAGTGTTATATCTCCTTTTGCTAGTTTATTCAGCCATGTTACTGCACGATCATACCTTTCTTTGCAATGTTCATAGATATAATCAGCATTGCAGAGCTCAGCGATATACCATTTTGCTATTGTGGCACAGTGGCGCACCAATAACGGATTTCTGTCTGCTCCGGTTGCTGCTAAAATTTTTCCTACATCATAACGGATCCTTCCATCTTTCCACTCTCTTTTATTGTTAGCCACGAGATATGCCCTTAACTCGGATTCTGCTGATTGTATAGCTTGAATGACAATACTCTCATCGCCTTCGGTGATCTGTTCAATCTGATAGTTATAGATTGTAGTGCCTAATTCTTCTGGTTGTATAAACATAATTTTAGTATTTACGGGATTCAACTTGCCCCGAGGCATAGCCTAAGTCTTCTTTTACCACGCGGGTATCTATCATTGTTTTTGCTCCTTCCACGGCATCAGGTCCGTCCATCTCTTTAGAATCTTTGGAAACTCCCAGCCACTCATCTTCCATTTCTATCATCATCGGGTTTTCCTTTTCCTCTTCGTTGAAAATGATATCACCGCAATTATTTTCATCAGCCATATTTTCAAGTCTGTCAAATTTTTCGGCCTTTTTTCTTTTGTCTTCCCGAACGGGAAGCTTTATGCCATGTTCTTTTCTGTATTTCTCTAAAAGTGGTTTGATGACTTGTTGATAGTGCGGATCCTGCAAACTATTATTCTCTATGAATATTTTTTTAGCATCGATTCCGTGTTTATCTAAATAGTGGTAAGCCAGAGCGATCCAACCTACCATTTCGGCATTGGTAGCTTTACCCAGCCAAACCTTATAGATGTAGTATTTTCCCTGATATAGCCCAACAATAACAACAGCTTTGGATGAGCTGTTTTTTTCTTTATTATTGGAAGGAGATGGATCTATATAAGTAACAACCTTTTCACACTTTTTAAGTGGCGGACATTTGCCATAATTGAAGACTTTGAATGTATCACCTTCTGCACTCGGATTATTATAATACTCCTTTTGCTCGGCTTTTTTAGTCATTTTACGCTTCCCTTTGGAATTGTAAACCATCTTATGGATTGTTTCTTTAGGGTATTTATCTTTCCAATTTGGATTCCCTTGTTTATCCGTCAGATTTACAATATCCCAATGATCTGCAAGTGGTCCCAGAATTGTAACTGTGCAGTATTTTGCAATAATATTTCCGTTGACAATGACTAATAAGTCTTCTGATCCTCTTGTAGGTATAACCGCTTCTAAAAGCCAGTCAGTTCCATTTTTAACCCGGTCTTTGTTACGGCATTTTTCATCTGTGTCAAAGTCATCTATCAGAATACCATCCGGCCTGTATGCATCATTACGAGTACCACGGGGCGACTGGCCTTCACCTAATGCCCGGAAGCTGAAACCAAATTTTGAAGTAAATTCTTTATCCTCCCATTTGCCGACCTGTTTCTGAATACCATAGTCATTGATAATACGGTTGTTTGATTCTAAAGCATTCTTATAGGCTGCCAATAATCTGATGGCATTATCCTCTGTATTGGAAATCATTAACCAGGTCTTCTTTCTTTTTGTCAAAGACAGGTAAAGTGATTCCATCATTGTTCTGACAGATTTAGCAAATCCCCGGGACCAGGAACGAACTTCAAACCATTCTGAGTTTTCAATAACCCGTTTCGATGCTTCTAAGTGGAAAACAGCGGGTTTATGAGTATAGAACAGCGGGAAATAATAAGCATTCCATTTTTCTGGATGAGCTTCCAGATAGGCTATACGCTTCTTTTTTTCTATTTCCGTTTCGTGGATATCCACAGGAGTACTCCGGGACATGTTGTCCCGGAACAATGACCAAATGTCTAAATGTTTCTTATCTGATAACTTTTTAGCCATTATTTCAATTGTTCACGGATAAACATGTCGAAATACTCGCTAATCTGTTGAGATGCCTGAAAATCTATATCACGGACGTATTCACAGAATGTCATAGCGATCTGCACGGTTTCACCTACAGAAACTTCGCCTTCCAGTTTATTAATGGCATTCGTAATTTTGGTTATAATGTCAGCTTCCTTACTGGTTGGAAAGTTTCCTACTTTAATTGGGTAATCTGATTCATTATAATCCGGGTATTCCAAATATTCCGAGCCATCAGCATCTTTCAGTTTTATAGGTTTGAGTAAATGAGCCGGGACATCATAAATTATTTTACGGTTTTCGATATCGGAACTCATACGGTCCAATTGTTCATAATATCGATTGATCTGACTTGCTTTTGTGGTCAATAATGACTTTTTCAGCTTTTTCCACTCACCGTCATTTTCATTAATCCATTTGATTAGTGTTTTCTCTGTAACGCCTACTTTTTCAGCGATATCTTTTTGAGTTAAATTCTTTTCGGTGTAGAGGAACTTAGCATATTCCTTTTGCTCGGTTTTTTTAAGTCCCATAGGTTATAGTTTGTAGCAAAATTGCCGGAATACTATAGGGATTAAAAAAAGGTGTCCAGTTTCTGGACATAGTTGTACAACTTCTGTACAAGGTTGTTCAGGTTCTGTACAACTATTTTTTTTGCCTCGAATGACATCGGATGTTTGTGGTCTAAACGACAAAAAAGATGTCAAAACATAAGTTCATACTTAATGACGAAACAAAAATAAACCAGTACGGATTCAGAGTTTCAAATGCTGGGTTGGACCTTGCAAGATTCAAGGCTAATCCTGTGATTTTAGATTATCATAAAGAGGGCAATGAGGCTGTTATTGGACGTTGGGAAAATATCCAGATCGAAGGCCATTTGTTAACGGCTGAGGCTGTGTTTGATGATGCAGATCCAAATGCTGCTAAAATTTCGGGAAAGGTAGAAAGGGGCTTTCTTAAAGGTTGCAGTTTAGGGCTCAATCCTTTCTCTATGAGCAATTTTATTATAGCTCCGGATGATGTCTATGATCTGGTAAAATCTGAGGCTTTAGAAGCTTCTATCGTCGCTATTCCTAACAATGCCAACGCTATTAAACTCTATGCTTCCACAGAAGAAAGTTTTAAAGAACTGGCAGAAACGGAAGTATCTGACATTTTGTTAATGGCATCTGATGTTTCAAAATTCAATTTAAATAATTCCATGAAAAAGATCACGTTATCTATTGCCGCGATATCTGCATTAGGGCTACCCGGCACATCCTTAGAGCACGACGAAAATGTCGTAAATGAAAAGATCATTAACCTAAAATCTGAGTTAGACAGTGCTAAACAGAAAATTCAGGGTTTTGAAGATCTGGAAAAAGACAAGAAAGCAAAATTATCCGCTGATACTGTTGAGGCAGATATTAAAGCCGGTAAGATTGATGCTACCAAAAAAGATGAATTTATTAAGCTTCATGCCCAGTCTCCGGACTTATATAAGTCATTAGTTGGTAGTATTCCTACAAAAGTAACTTTAGCAGGTCAGACAGTACCTACAGGAGATTTTGGTGCAATAAAATCACTGGATGATTTTGAAAAACTGGATTTGACAGCTCAATTGGAGTTTAAAAATAGTCAGCCTGAGGCTTATAAAAAGCTATTCAGTTAACAACTCTTCTTTTCATATCTATATTTTGAACAGCCTCCTTTTTCTATGGAGGAGGCTGATTTTTCTAAAAACTAATAACCTTAAATTATAAAAAAATGCCAGCAAATTTTCCAGAAGTTTGGTTAGCTCGTGTAATCACTTTATTAACCACATTGAATGTGGCGCCGTGGTTAGACGGAATTCCTGAACTTGACGTAGAAGTTGTAGAAATGGGTGCAGGTTCTGCATCAGAAATGAATGTAATTCACGTACCTATTGAAACTTTCCAACCGGAAGTATTGATTAACAATACAACTTACCCAATTCCAGTACAGGAGTTTTCAGATACTGAAATCCTTGTAAAACTGGATAAATACCAGACAAAAGCAACATCATTAACTGATGATCAAATCATTGGAGCTTCTTATGCCAGAATTGATTCTGCAACTCGTGGACACATGACACAGATCAATTCTACAAAGTACAGAAAAGCTATCCATGCTCAGGCTCCTGCTCAGGACACTCCAAAAACTCCGGTTGTAACTGTTGATTTTACAGGATTAACAAAAGGATCCGAGAAGGCAGAAGCTTTCTATCAAAAAATTGTAGAGCTTAAAGGCCGTTTAGATGCCGAAGAGGTTCCGGAAGAGGACAGAAGATTGGTATTATCCACAGATCACGTCAATATCCTTTTATTGGATAGAAACAGATTTGGGGATCAGATTGCCAACATCAATACCGGGAAAGTAAACGGAATGATTGCAGGATTTAACACCTATTCCTACGTAGGCAATCCGCGTTATGATGCAACCGGAAAGAAAAAACCTTTCGGAGCAATAAAAGAATCTACAGACAAAATTGCATCTGTTGTATTCCATAAAAACAACGTGGCTAAAAAAACAGGTCTTACAAAACAGTATTTCCGCAAAGCTGCTGATTCTCCAACAGAACAGTCAAACTTATTAAACTACCGCCATTATTTTATTGCTATGCCTGCTAAACAGGAGCAAATGGGGGCTATTATCTAAACCATTATTGTGAAGGAGGTAGTATTTACGGCCGTAGTAGGCATTGTAACCTCATTGGGCGGGTGGTTTGCGGCCAGACGGAAAAACCTCGCAGACGTTCAAACCTCAGAGTTGGACAATGTCGAAAAGGCCGTAAAGATCTACCGAGAACAATTAGAGGATATCGGCGCACGCTGGAAAGAAGCAACGGAAGAAACCCGAAAAATGAATGAGCTCTATAAGCAGGCGCTTAATGATCTCGCTGATTTGGAAAAGCGTTTCAACACCCTTGCGGATGAGAACAGAGCTCTTATTGACGAGCTAAAAAAGTATAAACAACTTAACGGTAAAAAAGCAACACATGAATAGTGTATTTAAAGATAATAAAAACCTAAAGGAATATTGGGAGACTTCCGATGGAACTCCATTCTACACCGAAAACATGGCTAAAAATCACGCTTCTGGTTTAGAAGACAAGAATATAAAGCATGTTGAAAGATCGGAATCAGAATCAGAATCCGATTCTAAGCAAAAATCCGCTGCCGATATTCTGGCATTAGTTCCGGACATGGATCTGGAAACTGCAAAAGAGTACTTGGAGGCAGACCAAGCTTTGGATAAGCCACGTAAATCTGTGGTAGAAGCTTTGGAAGTAAGAATTGCAGAACTTGAAAAAGGCGCATAATGAAACCAAAGATTAGTATATCATTTAAAAATGGCGTTATCGGAGCGGTAACGCCATTAGATACAGGATGCTTTGGCTTTGTCGCCAGTGCTGTATCTGTAGCTGATGGTTTCCAGGTGGGAACTGTTTACCAGTTAAAATCTATGAAGGATGTTGCAGATCTTAAGCTGGTTGACAGTATTGACAATCATAGATTATATAAGGCTTTATCAGAGTTTTATACAGAAGCCGGTGAGGGTTCAGAATGTTGGATCCTAGGAATGCCGAAAACTCAGAAAGTTTCAGACTGGTTTACGCCAACCGATGGAATAACTCCGGTTGAAGCATTATTAAATGCTGCAAAAGGAAAAATAAGAGGCTTGTTCACTGTAAACGATTCAACGGTAGCTCCTGTAGTCACTAAAGGCATTGATGCTGATGTATTATTGGCAGCTCAAAAGGCTCAGACCTTATTTGAGAATTATACAGTAGGCAAATACGCTCCTTTCTTTACTATTCTCGAAGGTTACGCCTTTGACGGTAATAAAGTAACTCTGGAAGATCTATCTGCAAAGAATTTCAATGCAGTAGGTGTTTTAATTGGTGATACAGAAACCAAATCCGGAGCGACAGCCTCAAAAGGTGCAGCCGTTGGCGTTCTTGCCGGACGATTGGCAGCTTATCCTACCAGAGTAAATCCCGGAAAGGTAAGAAATGGCGCTTTAGCAGCTCCGACTTTATATATCGGTGATAAGGCTGTTGAAAACTATGATACAGAAGCTTTATACGATAAAGGCTATATCACATTTACAACACATCAAAGCCGTGCCGGTTATTATATTATCGACGATCCTTTGGCATGTAGTGTAAATGACGATTATCATTATTTATCTCGTAGAAGGGTTATAAATGAAGCTGTCAGATTGTCTTATGAAGCTCTTTTAGATTTTCTCCTGGATGAAGTTCCGGCTAATTCAGACGGAAGCATTGTGGCGGCGTATGCTAAAACTATGGAAACGGCTGTTGTGATGAAAATCAGCAACACAATGGGTGAAGATCTCAGCAGTGATCCTGAGAACAAACGGGATAAGGGTGTTGAGTGTTTTGTAGATCCTTCACAAAACATTGTGCGTACTTCCAAAATTGAAGTTGTGGTAAAGGTAAGACCGTACGGGTATAATCGTTGGATTAACGTAACGGTGGGCTTTGAACTCGAATAAAAACTAAACCATGTTAGAAAAAATCAAAATTAACGGCCGTGAATACGAATGGGGAGATCTTACCCTAATGTTAGGCGGTAGAGATATTGCCGGATTCAGAGGCTTTAAATCTTCAAAAAAGGTTGAAAGAGAGCCTGTACATGCAAAAGGGAGACAACCCAGATCTATCCAAACCGGCAATTTTACCTATGAGGGTGAAATAACAATGCTCACGTCTGAGTTTCAGGCTTTACAAAGAGCCGGTAAAGGGACAATTTTAAGCCTTATGCTCGATGCATTGTTATGCTATGGTAATCCTACTGAGGGTAACGCAATGACTACAAAAAGAGTTGAGAGCTTAATGTTTACAGCCGAGGAAGAGGAATGGAAACAGGGCGATAAGTTCGCAGAGGTTTCAATCCCATTTGTGGCCCTTTTCATTGACGACGGAATTTAAATAATATCAATAGTATGAATACAGAAGTTTCAGAAAAACAAATCAAAGCCTGGAAGGAGGAGCATGGCGACATTTACAAATTTATCGTAGGTGAAAAAGTATGTTACCTAAGAAAACCTACAAGACGTGCAATTTCTTATGCCTCAGTTGCCGGCCAGACAGACCCGCTTAAATATAATGAGATCCTTTTGGATGATTGTTGGATTGCGGGAGATGAGGAAATAAAAACAGATAACGGCTTATTCCTTTCAATTTCAAACCATTTAGCTGCACTTGTAGAGATTAAAGAGGTTGAGATGGTAAAGCTATAAAGCAGGCGAAAGTTGACCCGGAAAAGGATTGGCTGAGAATAACCAACGCTCAGCTATCCTATTACTTTCATATCTCAGATCCCGGCCTGCTAAGTGACGAGGAATGGGCTTCAAAAGTCCAGGACCTTGTTTATATCAGAAAATCAGAAAACGGAAAATAACCATGACTAATAACTTACTGTATAATATTGTTTTGCAAATGCAAGGTCAGCAAAAGATCATTGCAAATGTTAATAGTGTACAGCAGTCAACGTCTGGAATGATTAAAAAAATCCAGTCACAACTTAATGCTGTTAGACTGGATTCTTTCCTTAATAATATTAACCGTGTAGCTGATGGTATTTCTTCTCTAAATGGACCAGGTATGGAGCTCGCTTCTTCAATGAAGGATCTTGAAGCTCTTACCGGTGTTGCAGGAGATAAACTAAAAGAAATTGAAGGCTATGCCAGGAATGCAGCAAAAACTTTCGGCGGTTCTGCTGCTCAGGGTGTAGAGTCTTATAAGTTAATTCTGGGACAGTTGTCCCCAGAGATTGCTAAAGTCCCAAAAGCCCTTAAAAGTATGGGCGAAACGGTTGGTTACACTTCCAAACTTATGGGCGGTGATACCATTGCAGCCACGGAGGTTTTAACCACGGCAATGAATCAGTATGGAATATCCACTGATGATCCCATAAAAGCCAGTCAGATCATGGCATCCATGATGAATGTTATGGCTGCTGCATCCAAAGAAGGATCCGCGGAATTACCACAATTAAAAGCAGCTTTAGAGCAGTCCGGAATGGCTGCTAAAAGTGCAGGTGTTTCTTTTGAGGAAACCAATGCAGCTATTGAGGTATTGGATGCTGCTGGAAAAAAAGGAAGCGAGGGTGGTGTTGCTCTTAGAAACGTACTCGCTACATTAGGACAGGGCCGATTCCTTCCTAAAAAAGTGCGTTCAGAATTTCAGGCTTTAGGCATTGACATTAACCAGCTCAACAATCCATCCATTTCCTTAAGCCAAAGGCTTAATATGCTTAAACCTTTATTAAAGGATTCAGCTCTATTATCTGCAACCTTTGGAAAGGAAAATAGTAATGCAGCAATGGCATTAATAGGGCAAACCGGAGAAATAGACAGATTAACCGGAGCGGTTAAAGGAACTACATCAGCTTATGACCAGGCTGCCATTGTAATGGAAAGCCCTGCAGAAAAGAATGCCAGGTTAAAAGCTCAGCTTGATGATTTTAAAATATCGCTTTTCAATGCTACTAATGCATGGATGGGATATGCGAACGTAGCAGCAGAAGTTGCCCGTGATGTTGGCAATTTAGTTCCAATATTTCAGGGTGTCGGTCAGGTTATCATGTTTGTTACGAATGCTCAGAAGATGCAGGCTTTATGGACAAAAATTGTAACTGCTGCACAGTGGTTATGGAATGCCGCAATGACCGCCAACCCTATAGGGCTCATTGTTGCCGGTATTGCTGCATTAATTGCCGGTGTAGTAGTATGCTGGAATAAGTTTGAAGGCTTTAGAACCGTGATTTTTAAAAGCTGGGAAGCTATGAAGCTGTTTGGAACAGCAATAAAAGATTTTGTAATAAATCGTTTTAAAGAACTTCTTTCCGGAATTACCGGCATTGGATCCGCTTTATTATCCTTTTTTAAAGGAGATTGGAAAACAGCCTGGGAGACCGGAAAAAAAGCAGCTATTGATCTTAGTGGCTATGGTTCTGCATCAAAATTTGGTAATCAGGTTGTTTCCGGATGGAGCGGGGCAATGAAAGCCGGTCAATCAGCTAGTAATGCTTATACTAAAAAGCTAAACGCTGGCAAAACATCGGGATCCACAGACTCTGGAATTTTACCCCCTGTTGGTATACCTGGTACTGGAGGAATTGGAGGAGGTAAAAAAGGCGGATCCGGAGACGATGACGATAAAAAAGACGGAAAAAAAGCAAATAGCGATATAGCAACCGGCGGAACAAAGCATAACTACATCACTATTAATATTAGAGAACAGGTAGGTATAAAAGGCTTTACTGGATCTTTTGAATCCGCAAAGAAAAAGGCCGGTGAAGAGGTATTAGATGAACTTTTAAGAATAACGGCAAGCGCCATAACAGCAGGAGGATGAAAATAAGTAATGAAACGGGATTGATTGCCTCATTATTGGGGAGTCAGGTTGCCAAAAGCATTCCACGCTTTGCAGCGGTGCAAAATGAGATCAGTAAACATGTTTTACCTCCGGTAAGATTTCTGCCTTTAAATGTTCAGGATGTAGGCATTAATGAGCCTGAATATGATGATCAATACGAGCTATGGAAAGGAACATTGCCAACAGAATCTGATAATCAGTTTTTTCCACTGTCGTTTAGAGCTGTAGATGAAAAGGATTTTTATCTATTCCCGTGGGAGCCTATTATAAGTATTGAATCTGAGAATATTATTGCCAAAAGAAATGTTGCAAAAGCCGGTCAAAATTTAATTGGCTCAGTAAAAGAACGTTGGACAACAGGTGATTATAAAATAACCATCACAGGTGCTTTTTATGGGGATAAAATGCTGGGTAAACCGGCACAAACCTATCCCAGAAAAGATATGGAAAAACTCCGGCAATATCTTTTGTCTGCTAATGCAATAGAAGTTAGATCTGAAGCTTTACAGATCCTAGATATTAATAGGATTGTAATTGAATCAGTTAGTTTTCCATTTACTAAAGGTGAGAATGTCCAAGCCTATGAAATACGGGCTTTAAGTGATTTTCCTTATCAGCTTATTTACAGAAGAAAAGCAAGTAAAAAAAGTACTGTTAGTATGGGAGATTGGTCACAAGAAAAAATAAAGGACTAATGTATCAATTGAATTGGGATTGTTATATCAAAAATAAAGAAGGTGAATGGCAGCTTGGAATATTGGCAGAGTGTACAATTGAGAAATCAGTTAAAAACCTTGTTGATATCGCAACTGTTATACTTCCGGAAGCTGACCAAAATACGGTTTTGCGTGTTCAGGATTCTATTGGACGGGGTGATGAAATTAGAATAAAATTAGGCTATGATTCTGATCTAAGAACTGAGTTTTCCGGTTACATTCGGGAAATTATCACTGTAGATGGCGCTTTGAAAATCATGTGTGAAGATGCTTTATTTCTTTTCAGGAAAGGAGTTAAAAATAAGCAGTATAAAACAACAACGGTTAAAGAATTAGCACAATATGTATGCAGCCAGATAGATCCTTCTTATAAGGTTGTTTGTGACTATAATATAGGCTATGAAAAGTTTACCATTTATCAGGCTACCGGAAGAGATGTATTAGCAAAGATCCAGGAAGAAACCGGAGCGGATATTTTTTTCGATATGAAAACCAAAGAGCTGCATATACATCCGGCATATACCCGTAAAGGTGGTGAAACTGATTACAGCTTTCAGCATAATATTGAGGAAGGTGCTTCTTTAGAATATAAATCGGCTGAGGATAGAAAAGTTGAAGTTACTATCGAAAGTGTCGGACTGGATGGCAAAACCATTAAAACCACAGTTGGAAATGCCGGCGGTGAAAAGATCACCCGTAAAGTAGGCAGAATGAGCAAAGAAGCAATAAAGCTTATTGCTGATGTTGAATATAAAAATAAAATGGCTCCTGGTTATGAAGGGACATTTGATAGCTGGCTAATCCCATACGTAGAACCTAGCTATACCATAGGGATTTACGACAAAGATTATCCATATAAGGATGGACGCTATTATGCTGAGAGTGTTACGATCTCCTTTAGCGAATCCGGAGGAAAACGAACCATAACACCAGGAATAAAGTTAAGCAACTAATGGACAAAATTGCAGAATTAAAACGCCGGTTCCGGGACATGATGCCAAAACAAGGCATGATAACCATTGACGGTGTTGTCACAGCAATAACAGGCGATACCTGTTCTGTTCAGGTAGATGATATCGAGCTGGTAGATGTAAGGTTAAAAGCTACAGCAAACGGAAAGGATTCTGTTTTAATGGTTCCGGTTATTGGCTCTCATGTGCTTATGATCTCTACAGATGGAAGCATTGATAATTTAACTGTTATTAAGTGTGACCAGGTAACGAAATTTCTATATAACCAAAATGGTGTAGCAGTCGAAATAGACAGCGAATCCAAGAAAATAAGTGTGAAAAACGATGAAATAAACCTTTATCAATTATTTGAGGATCTGACAATGTTATTGAAAACATTGAAGGTTTCAACGCCTGTAGGTCCGTCAGGTGTTCCATTGCCGGACACCATTACAAAATTAGATGAGTTTGAAACCAATTTTAAAAAGCTTTTAAAATGAGTTTAAGTAGCGAAAAACAAAAGGCTATTTCAGATCTGGAAAGTCTATTAACAGAAATGAGATCCAAAACGGAATTATCAGATCAGGAGTTTTCTCGGCGATTTATAGGGCTTCTTTTTACTTGGATTTCAAAAGCTCAAGTAAAATATACAACCGGACTGGTTGCCGGGGCTAATCCTGTAACCGGAACATTTAACGGTAATATCGAATGAAAACTAAAGACTTTGGCATACAATACCGGGTAGCAGATAACGGGAATTATGACCTGAATATTGACGTAAAAAAAGACAGTTCCGGAAAGATTATAACCGGGTTGGTTTTAGGTCCTATTCTGGAGCAAAATATGGCTTCTATCCTCATTGCTGAGCAGGGTGATTTTAAAACAAATCTGGATTTGGGTGTTGGTCTTAGATCGATATTATTAGGTGAAGATCTTTTAGAGTATAGACACCTGATTAAAGAAAACTTTGCTAAAGATTCTCTGGTGGTAAAACATCTGGATTTCTATAACCTTCAAAAATTTAGTATCGATGCCGAGTATGAATAAAGTACAACAGGGGCAATCATTTATTGATATGGTTGTTCAGCAGTCAGGAAGCTTTGACGAAATTATTAATGCTGCGATCCTAAATAATAAGTCTATAACTGATGATCTGGCAATTGGTGAGATTATAAATGTTACAAGGATTATAAATGAGGATAATGTAAGGCTTTTCAGATCAAAACAGCCAGCAACGGCACTCAGTCCCGGAAGTATTATACCAGGACCGGGAGGAATAGGATATATGATAATAGAAGAAACATTTATTGTAGAATAATGGCACGTACTAAAGAGGAAATAAAACAGTCAATTATAGATTATTTCGTAAGCAATACGAAAGTACAGGAATATTATGAGCTGGATAATCAGAAAAGTTTTTATGATCAGTTTTCAATAGTTTCTTTTGAAAATATACTTTTTGACATTTTCACATTAGTGATCTGGACACATGAATTAATATTTGATTCACACCAACAGGAACTGGAAGATCTATTGAAAAAGGAGAAAGCTCATGGCCTTCTTTGGTATAGAGAAAAGGCAAAAGCTTTTCAGTTCGGTTTTCAGTTACTCCCGGATAAAGATGAGTTTGACAATACCGGCAAAACGGATGAACAGATAGCAGCTTCAAAAATTATCAAGTATGCAGCGATATCTGAGGACGATAAAGAAAGTCGGTTAATTTTGAAAATTGCTACTGAAACAAACGGAAAACTTTCGCCTATTACACAGAGCCAATATAACGGCTTTAAAACCTATGCAAACGAATACCGTGATGCAGGTGTAAAGCTTACTATTATCAACTATCTGCCTGATATCCTAAAGATGCGTCTTACAATCTATGTAGATGATAAAATCATAGATGAAAACGGATATCATAAACTTTTAGGCAATAAACCTTTTGAAGAGGCTATAAATGAATTTATGAAAGAACTGCCATTTAATGGTGAATTGATTCTAAATAGTCTTATAGATAAACTACAAAAAGTTCCAGGTGTTGTAGATCCATGGTTATGGACAGCAGATTCAAAATGGATAGACCCTAAGACCGGAGGTTATGGAAATTACGAATCTATAGAAATAAGTAAAATTCCCGAATCTGGCTACTTTGAAATGGATTGGTCTAATACAGTTATTGAATACAAAACAAAGAGTAAGTGATAATGTGGTATAAAGTTGACTTTAGAAAATTTGGTTTATTACTATGCCCGCCATTTCTACGAGGTGATATATACAGTGTTTTTATAAGCGTTATATGTATCACGCTAGAAAAACTGCATGATATTTTTTTAGAGACCAGGGATTATAATATTGAACGTGCAGTCCATAATAGCCAGTTATGCCATTTGAGAGGATTATTGAATGATAAGTTTGATTCAGACCGGAGAATAACTATAGAAGACCCTATAAATAAAGAAGAAACCTATATCTACACAGATTCAGAGAATAAACCAAAATACCTGGGCGAATTAATCTTATATCCGGCCAGTGAGTTTTCGGATGATCAGGTAGACTTTATAGTCAAAGTGCCTATAGCATTAAAAGACTATTACGATCAAATATATAACACTGTAGACTATTACAGGTTGGCAAGTAAAAGATTTAGAATAGAATTAGTATGAGAACATTTAACTATAATCAGACCGGAGGTTTTAAGGTAACAACTGAAACTCTGGCAGATATAACGCCAGCTTATTCCATTGTTGAAGGGGTTGCGAGAATGGCGGGAAATAAGGCTATTATTTCCGGGTGTGTGGAAACAAATGCTGGTGCAGTAATCAGTGACGGTATTGTCATGATTAATGGTGAGCTTTTAGAATTCAAAGGCGGAGCCAAACAAAATACTGTTATTATCCGTGAGATCATAACCCAAAAGAAATTTGAAAACGGAGAAATGAAAGATGTTATTATCGATCGTTTTGCAACTTTCGGGTTTTCACAAGATTCTTTACCCTGGACTGATTTTAAAAGAATCCCTGCTTTAAACACCCTAGAAGGGAAATTTAAAACAATTGATGATTTTATTAATTCTGTTCCATTACAACAAATAGAAGCACGTTTAACCAAACTAGAACGTGCTTCAAAACCAATTATTGACGGTAACGCACCAGTATTATTCATGCGTCCTGCAAATGAGATTCCTGAAGGATGGGAAGAGGCGACCGAATTTAGAGGACGTTTTCCTCTAGGCTTAGACCCTAATGATTTAGACTTTAAACAGGTACTTCAGGCAGGTGGTAATAAAACGCATACACTAACAATGTCGGAAATTCCTTCACATAGATTCAGCTTGTTTGGTGGTGATGGGATGAATACTTCAACTATTGCCAATAATCCAAATGCTACAGCAGCCGGAAAGGGTGATTCTCCTAATGATAATGAAGATTGGAACTATACCATCACATCCACAAGCGGTGAGCCATTTGCTGGTAAAACAAATGCTTTAGGAGGTGATCAGGCTCACGACATAATGAACCCTTACCGAGTAGTAATTTTTATACGTTTTAAAGGTTAGAAAAATGAAAAGACCTCGTAATACACTAAAAACATATTTTCAGAAAGGTAAAAAGCCAACTGAAGAACAATTTAGCGATAATCTGGATAGTTTCGTTCATAAAGATGATGCCATAACTATAGACAACGTTTCCGGCTTAAAAAATGCTTTGGACGGGAAACTGGAAAAAGGTGCGGAGGATGGTTTATTGGCAGCATTTGACGAAAAAATAAAAGAGGCTGAGAATATTGTTAATAAATCCTATCTGGGTATAGCTGTGATGTCTTCACAGCCTCCTGCATTTGGTTCCTACTGGTATAAAGTTGAACAGGGTGCTATTATCACATTTACCAATCTAAAAGATGCCACAGGAACGCCTATCGAGACCAAAGCTGAAGACTTTGAAAATAATGGGGCTTTTTATGAAGTAACCATCGAGGTAAAAGATGGTGTAGCTCAAAAAGAACGTAATCAAAAACCGTCTTCCCTGACACCAACATGGAGCAATACAAATCCATATAATAAAGGGGCACAGGTTATATATGACAATACTCTTTGGGAAGCTAATTCGATTGCAACCGGAGCCGATGTTCCGGGGGTGTCTTCCAGATGGATTCCCGCAGTAAAGGGCGCAAAGGAAAATAGTAAGGTTTTCGACTCCGGAAATGATGTTAACGCATCAACTATGAGGGCAACTTATAATGCTTCTGATGAGTTGTTTGATCAGGCAGTAACCAAAAAAGCCGGATTCACTGATCCTTTAACCTTTGGTTATGGAACAACGACCAACGAGGTGAGCAGCTATTCACTTGTAAGGGTTAACGATACACCTTCTACTATTGACGGTATTATTTCCGAAATTACCCTAAAGACAACTACAGCGAATGCCGATAATGTTAAATTCTGTATTCTGCAAAAAGTCGGTGCATCATCTTTTAAAACGGTCAAG